ATGGATTATAATTATAGAGACGCATTTCGCTTCGCACATTTTAGACGCCGTAACTTCATCAATTTGAAAGCTACCTTAGCCATGTTGATGATGCGCGGTTCTTTAGTGCGTAGCATGTGTTTAAACGCATCAGACGGGAGGAATTACTGGGATATGCCTGTTAAGAACGATGGATCAAACCATTGTGAGAATCAGGTTGTTAGTGAGTATGAAGGAATCTTTGCTAACCAAATATATTTGATGAATTATTTGCGTTACAATGGTTACTGTGTTACATGTATCTTTAATGAGGTGTGGGTCAGCATTAAATTACGTGCAACAGTCATGGTAGATGGTATCAAGGAATATCGGCTTTTATGCGCTATTCTTGAAATACTGACTTTTATCATGGCCATATATATCTTATTCCTAGCGGTAAAACACGTTAGAACTGTTTTTCGTGCTCTTTACCGGGTTGCATTATATTTTTATGATATTCTATTTCCTACACGTACATTGCGGGTGGAGGTTAAGGAAGAATTCATGATTTATAACAATGAGGCTTATAAAAAAATAATCGTTGACAATAAAGAAGTTTACATAAAACATGTGGTAGATAGAATACCTGTAGAGGAAATGGCCCTACCAGGTTCATCTTTCTACCCATGTGTTAAATTTCCGACGGGTTGCATCTTATTGTCTAGTGAGAATACGGAACTTGCAAAATATGCAAGTTTCTTTCGCATTAGTGATTACTTGGTAACCGCCAGACACGTAGCATTCGGATGTAACAGTTGTTTATTCGATATCTACGCTACTGGGGTTGCGGAAGATAACAAGAAAAATTGCACTGTAAATATTAAAGCCTGCCACAAACTCAATTTGACTTTGTTTGATGACAGTAATAATGCGTACAGTGGTGATCTTGATGTTTTCGCCGTGAAGATGTCTAAAGGTTTTTGGTCCAAGATGGGGATGCGCTCAGTTATACTGGGACCCTCATACTTCAATCAAAACATTCAGGCAGTAGGTTTCCATAATGGGGTCATGATGGCCTCAATTGGACGCGTGTTGAAGAATAGCACTCACAACGAACTTCAGCATAGCGCTTCCACTGAAGGTGGTTATAGTGGAAGTCCTCTATATGCAGGAGGCAAGACCATTGCCATGCATGTCAGAACTGATGGTGTCGAAAATGTCGCTATCAGAATAGAACACATAATACATTATTTACCAAGAGAAAAGGAAGAGAATGTATCTAGCACTAGTTCAGTAGTTAACATCTATGGATATACGAAAAATATGCGTAAATTCAAAGGTCGTGATATTGAAACTTATAGTGAACCTGATGAGACTTATACTTTGATGGATAACGATGGTTATGTCTATTATGATATGGATGATAATGATATGGATAGGGAATTCCCTAGTTTTAGCAAGAATAAATTTGCGGATGAGCGATCTAAACAAGATCAATTATTGCATATCAGCAGCAAAAGCGAAAAGCAATGGGCTGATTATGACGATGATGACACTGGCGACTATAACGCCAGGGAGATTTTATACGAAAACGCACCGCTACCTACGTCACCTTATACGACAGTGTCTCATGAGAAACCATCTCATGTTGCTGCTGCCAAGAAGGAGAATTGCAAGGTTCGACAATTTTTAATTGATAATAAACAGACGTTAGATGAGTTTGGCTATAAACCAGATATGTATCTAGCGCCTTTGATTAGTACAAAAACTACTGATTTATCTCTAAAGAAACATTTAGAGTTATTTCATGAACGTAATTCACAGATTATAAAAGCACCGACTAGTGATGAGAAAAATAGATGCGCTAATATTGTTATTCAGCAGTTAGTTAACTCTAAATTCTCACCTAAGGTTGGTTATAAATCTAAGGATAATATTGATGAAATAGTCTCCAGCAGTATAGTTCAGGCTAAGAAGTCGCCTGGTTTTCCATTTTTGGACGAAAATTTAAATGATAACGCAGCTGTATTAAACAAATACGGTAATGCAGGTTTGCGTGATCTAGTCCTTAATAGTTGGAATGAAGCCTTTGTAGGTAAGGCTTTTATTAAAAATGAACCTACAAAACCAAAGAAGATTGAGAAAGGAATGCCGAGAATTATAGTAGGAAATCCAGTGACAAAAATGATAAAGCATGCAGCTATATCAAAAG